CGTTAATAAATTAGTCATAATGTGCTCCCAATTGTGACGCGATCTGCTCAGGACTAAATCCGGTTAGCAACAACGCGTCAATCTGTTTAATCTTGTCTGGATATGACTCTTTTAACGTAGTTATCGTTACGGCAACAGTTTCGACGTCAGCGTCCTCAGCGGGTGAGTCGGCCAACAGTTCAATTTCGTGATTTGGTGCCAATTTGGGTTCGAAGCCTAACCGATCAAAGAAGGTGTTGTCATGTCCAGATGTTTGTTTCTCTTCGCCTTCTTTTCTTTCTGCATTCGGATCAACTCCTCCTGCGCTTGTATCGTCGTTGCCACGTTGAGGATCGATCGGGCTAGTTTCTTGTCCTCGCTCGGAATCAGATTGATTAGATGAATCACTCTCTCCTTGTGATGGTAACTCCCGCCCAACGTCTCCTGGTAATGGTTCCTCGCCTTCATCTGCGCCCTGAAGATTTCTTGCAATACCATCTCCCTCGTTCTGATCTGCGCTCCCAACTCCAGTCTCGCTATACGAACCGTCGTTGTGTCGATTACCAGATGGCTCCTCAAGCTCGGCTTCGGGTCCGGTGTCTCCGTGATCCCCACTGTCCTCGCCATGAAGTCGATCAATTTGAAGGTGTTCTCCGACAGAATGTTCGCTAGTGTCTCCATGCTGTGGCCCAGTCCGAACGGAAGTGGATTCGCCAATGTCCGTGCTATCATACGAGCCTGCTTCGAAACTGTGGTCATCACCGGTGTCATTGGATCCGCTATCGTCGGAAGAACCTGCTCTGGAAGATGGCTCTTGAGCTCTAAGGATTGATTGGATGATGTGTCTTGTGTCATTGTCTGTGTCTTTCATGTCAGTCGCTTGAGCTACGGCTTTCCATGTAGGAGAACTGTTGCCTAAACTCTTTATTATATTTGCGTGTCCGGCGACCATTGAGCTGAATGGTACTCCAGCTCTGGCTGCTATGTCATATGTTCTTCTTATGTCTGCGGCTGGGTATGGAAGTTGACTTCCGTCAGCCGAGAAGCTTTCCATTTCAGGACTCTCTAAAACCGATTCGAGGTCGTCGATGGTCCCTCCTGCATCAATAAAGCTTTTGATTTGCTTTGAAGTTTCTTTGATATGCGGTGCCAGAAGATTGACTAGCACTTTAATAAAAGTTGCTCCCAGTGATTCGGTAGTGTTAGCGTCGTCTTCTGATTCAGATGACGACTCGTTGTGGTCGTTAGATAGCATACGCCTCCTTGTATAATTTAATTGTATTACGTCGCTCTCTCAAACGATCGGTCTTTCTTTGATTCGTCGATCTTCCGTCTCCCATTGGATCACACATACTTAGATCAATAGCTTTTCTCACTACTCATTCTAGATGGTTCTCCATGTCGGACGACATCGATCGCGCTCCTTTAGGGTGATGGAGCCATTGGATAGTGTGCAGCTTAAATAACCCTAAAGCTATGACTCCCGCTGATTCCAGAATTGCCTGAGATAGAGGTACGAATCTTCCTTCTGTATCCTGAATCTCCGACAAGTACGCACTGGCCGCGTTTAGTTCTTTGACTGCTTCGACAAAACTGGAACTAGTCACG